ATGGCGAACAATGTGGAAGAAGCGACACAGGAACAGAAGAAGCCGACAGTAGTTCCACAAGACCACAAGAAAAAGCAGACTTCCACAAAATAATCTGGGAAGAATACTTTGTCTTAGCCAGTTCACTAGGCGTTAGTTATTCGGACTTTTTAAAAATGACACCTACAAAATTATTACTATACGCAAAAGGTAAAAAGATTGATAGGCAAAATCGCGATTCAGAAATGTATAACTGGTTTTTGGTTTACGCAATTCCAGCTATTTCTTGCGGAATAGGTGCGGCATTTAATAAAGATGTACACATTGAATATCCTAAGCAAGCTATTTTATCAGAAAAAACAGAAGAAAGTGAAGAAGATACATACGATAAGGAGTTACAGCTGATGTTACTCAATGAGCAAAAATGGGCGGCACAGACTGAAAAGAAAGGACTACCGCCAACAATCCTATAAAAGGGGGCTAAGGCGTGGAATTAGATTCATTAGAAGTCAAAATTACCGGTACTGCCACTAAAGCTATCAATTCTGTTGATAAACTGATAAATCAGCTTACAAGGCTATCTACATCACTTGCGACAGCGAATGGTTCATCACTAAGTAGTCTTGCAAATGGTGTTAGTCAGTTAAGTTCTGCTATGCAGAATATGAATGTAAAAACAACTGATTTCACAAGGCTTGCTAAGAACATCACAAAGATAGGTTCTGTTGATTCAGCCGCACTTGCTAACACAGCTACATCACTTGAAGCTGTCACGAAAGCAGTTGCAAGCATATCAGCTATTCCGCAAAATGCAACACAGGTTACAGAATTTGCAAAGTCACTTGGCAAGCTAGGCAGTAAAAGTATTGAAAATGCCACAGTGAATATCCCTAAACTGGGTAATGCACTGAATGGCTTAATGACCACATTATCAAGAGCACCTAATGTAAGTAGTAATGTTATTGCTATGACTAACGCATTAGCTAATCTTGCTAGTCAAGGTAGCAAGGTGGGGACTTCTTCAAACTCACTTCAAAAGTCGCTGTATGGCGTTTCTACAAGTGCTAGAACAGCAACTAAAAGCAGTTGGAGCTTAGCAAGTGCGATAGGTAAGTTTTATGCCACTTATTTTATGGTTATCAGAGGTTCTAAGAAACTTGTAGAAGCAATCAAGTCAACGACAGATTACATCGAAGCATTCAACTATCAAGCGGTTGCGTTTGGCAAGATTGGTTCAGAATGGGATAAGGATTACGAAAAGTACGGATATGATAACGCAACAGCATACGCAGAAAGCTTTCAAAATAGGGTAAATGATACTCTTGGAAAGTTATCTGGACTAAAAGTTAATGTTCAAGGTGGCTTACTTGAAGAAAGCGGAGCAAAGAACTTAGGACTTAACATACAAGAGATAACACAGTACGCTTCACAGTTAGCTTCTGTTACTAACTCATTAGGGCAGACAGGTGAAGCAACAACGGCTATAACAAAGTCAATGACAATGCTTGCAGGCGATATAAGCTCGCTTTTCAATGTGGACTATTCAACAGTAGCACAGAACTTACAGAGCGGCTTAATCGGTCAATCAAGGGCATTATATAAGTATGGTATTGATATTACTAATGCTACATTGGCAACATACGCTTATAATTTAGGCATTTCTAAGTCTGTATCAGAAATGACACAGATGGAAAAACAGCAATTAAGAGTATTGGCTATACTAGACCAATCAAAAGTATCGTGGGGCGATTTAGCTAATAGACGGAAGAAAGTTAATGACATAACTTATCTTCCAAGTGTTGCATAAGAATAGAAATATCTTATGGCAATCGGGCAAAATCGGTAAAGGCTAAAGTTTTCAAAACGAGCAATTTATGGTATAATATAAGCATGAATAAAACTTATATTATATACAAAGTAACTAATAAAATCAATGGTAAAATATACATTGGAAAAACTTATAATCTTGAAAAAAGAAAGAAACAGCACATTGACGATATAAACAATGGCTTACCTTTTCACAATGCATTAAAGAAGTATGGTATTGATAACTTTGAATGGGAAATAGTTGATAAAGCAGATAGTGATTCTGAAATCAGAGAAAAAGAAATACAATGGATTAAGAAGTGCAATTCTTGTATATCATTCCCAAACTCAAACGGATACAATATCACACTTGGCGGCGAGGGTGGAATATCTTGGAATTCAAAGCCTGTTCTTCAATATGACCTTAATGGGAATTACATTGACGAGTATATAAGCTCATCACATGCAAGCGTTGTAACAGGTTTACAAAGACATGATATATCTAATTGTGCAAAAGGCATAGTAAACCGTTCAGGTGAATATATGTGGCGTTATAAAGTTAGTGAAAACATTCCTAAAAAGATTGCTTCTTACTCAAAGAAAGCAAGTGCAAGGAAGCGTGCTGTAATGCAACTTGATAAAGAGGGGTTTGTTCTTAACATTTTTGATTCATTAACACAAGCAAGCCAAAAAACATCAACACCAAGAACAAGCATATCTTTTTGCCTAAGTGGTAAATATGGAACAGCAAACAATTATGTATGGATATATGCTGATGAGTACAATCCAAACAAAGATTATAAGTATAATGGTATAAAAGAGGGAAAGGGCATTTATCAACTTGATAATAATAGAAAAATCGTGAACCACTTTAATAATTGCACAGAAGCGGCTAGATATATGAACGAACCTGAAAAAGTGCATAAACAGATTCACAAGGCTATCAAGACAGGAAATAAATGCAGAGGATTTTATTGGATTAAAGCTGAAAACTATGCTAATACCGAGATAACTCAATAGATTACGAACAGGCTATTGAGTATCGTAACGAGTAGGAATTGAATAAATATAACATTCCCAAGAGTGTCCGACACTACTGCATATAGGGCAGTATGAGGTGGAAGTGGCTACCACCAAACCAAACGTAAAAACGTGGGTGATAATGTACTCTGAACTTATAGGAAACTATAAGAGGTATAGGATAAAGAGCCTATACGATAACAAATTTGACAATAAATTCCCCAAGTAATATGTTACGCCAGTTCAGCAACAATATGAAAGAAGTCGGAATGGTAGCAGGACAGCTATTTATCCCAATTCTTTCAAAGGTTATGCCAGTTGTAAACGGCGTTACTATTGCAATCAAGCGACTTCTAGTAAACCTTGCAAGCCTTATGGGTGTTAAGATTGACTTTGAGAGCTTCGGGCAAAGCGGTTACAAAGATACTTCTGACGGATTGGAAGATATTTCAGACGGATACCAAGATGTGGCTGATTCAGCAAAGAAAGCTACATTATCCCTTATGGGATTTGATGAAATCAATAAATTACAAGATGATACAAGTTCAAGCAAGGGTTCAAGCGGCGGCGGTGGTAGCACTATTGATTTGACAGATGATATTACTAAGGCGGCGGCTGATTATGAAGCGGCATGGAATAAAGCATTTGCCAATATGGAAAATTCGGCTATTGCGTGGGCTGATAAGATTGATAAGGCACTTGAACCTGTTAAACAGATTTTTAAAGATTTTGCGGTTGGTGATTTCTTTAAGGCAGGGCAAGATACATCTAACCTTGTGGCAGGAATTTTTAATTGGTTTGCAAAG